TTTAAGTATTTCCAGCTAGTTTTGTAGAAATCATAAGAACCTCTTCTAAATCCAGAGAATCCTAAGTTAAGTGCCATTTGCTCAGAGTTTTCAAATAAACCGTAAGCAGTACCACCTTGTGAACCACCAGAGATTTGAGATAACATATCGTCAAAACCAAGATCAGTTGATCTGTTTAAGAATAACATGTTTTCTTCAATTGCTCCTTGAGTATCAAGGTTTTTAAGGATTTGATCGAAATCACTGATACCAGTAGCAGCAGAGAATCCTGACATGATGTTACCTCTTGTTTGGATAGCTTGGAATAAACCTTGCGTTCCATGAGCAGCAACAGCAGCATTAAATCCAGTATTACCAATGTTACCAGCAGCAGCTTGTACAGCAAACTGACCAGTAGCAGAAGCTAATTCACCTTCAATCATTGCCATTTCTAAGTAGTCATCAAATCTTAGTCTTGTTTCAGACTCAGACTTTAGATACCATAAGTATCCTGATGTACCATCTTCAGTAGCAACTTCAACCCATCCAATCTGTGCAGTGTCAGAACCATTAATTTGGTATCTGTCTTTTATAATAATTGGTTGGTTATTAAATTGAGTGAACTGTGGTTGAGCAGCAGCAAGAGATTGCCCTGTTCCTTTTGCAAATACAGAACCGTATACAAATAGTTTCAAGTTAGCAGCAGAACCTAAAGAGTTTAGGTTAGCGGCAGTAAATGAAGTAACTTGTATTTGAGTTGCAGGTGCACCACCAGCAGCTACTACAGGAGCAACAACTACTACAGCTTTAACTGTAACACCAGTGTCAGTGTTCATAATAACTACAGTGTCGTTAAGATTAATAACACCAATTGTTTGAATAGGTGTACTTTGACCACCACCAGTTACAGGTGATACAGAAGCAGTAGAAGGAATTGATATAATTCCGATTGCAGCTCCACCAGCACTTGTTACTGAACACCCTGTGTAAGAGATGTGTAGTCTGTTTTGTTCTGACCAAATTACTTGATCAGATGTCATTGGCATTTCAGCGCCAACCATTCTTAAGAAACCAGATAAAGTTCTGTTTCCATATCTTTCAACCTCAGCTTCATAAACTTCAGGAAGGTATTGTTGAGCGAAGTCATTTCCACCTCCATTAGCAAAGTTTAAGTAGTTGCTATTTAAGATTTGTTGTTGTAGTGACGGCACGATCGAGCCGTATACAGGATTAATTTGTCCCATTTTTAATAATAATTTTTAGTTAAATTTCCGTTTTTTGATTGTCAATTTTGAAGAATCAATACCAGACACTGCTTTAACTTTAAACCCTCCAACAAAAACATCCTCAGGAGCTCTTGATCTTGGATTAGTATCAACGTTGTTTGACTTAGCGGCAATATCTCTAATTGCATCGGATTTACCTTGCTCATAGAAATGCTGTGCTATAGTATCAGCGTGATCAGCAGCGTACATAGCTTTGTGATAACCTTTGACATCTGCAACATTACCTTTTTTATCCAGGAACTTCCCGATCGTATTATTAATGTTCGATTGACTATCGACAACATCATTAACGTTTTTAACTCCATATCTAAATTTCTTTTCACCAACGCTAAATTCAAAACCTTTGAACTCATTATTGAAATAATCTTTAGTGTTAGACTTAAACGCCTCATGTTGTTGTTGAGCTGTGTTTTGCTCTTCGTTGTAGCGATTGAAAAAATCTACAGCCTTTTGTTGTTCTTGAGTAGTACCAGGTCTCAACTTGATCTCTTCGTAATACTTACCCTTTAAACCTTCTAAATGGCTTTTAGCTTTTGCAACCTCTTCTTTATATGCAAGTTTTTTCTTCCGAATATCTCTTGCTTCATCTAACTCTTCATCAAACTCAAAGTTATCTTCTAATAGAAAATTAACTTCTTCTGAATTTAAGTGAGATTTAGTTTGTTTATAATACTCTCTTAATAGAGTATCGTTATCTACATTAGAATAATCTGCATTTAATCTTACATAATCTTCTAATGTTCCACCTGTTTCTTTCATAAAGTCTACGACTTTTTCGATGTTTTCAGGTAAATTAATATCTTGTTTTATTTCATCTGACACCTTTACTATTGGCTGTTCTGATGATTGTACCATTTCTTCACCTATAGAAATTACCTCTTCTTCAGGTTCTTCTTTTATTTCTTCAATAATAGGTTTTTCTTCTTTGGATTCAGCAACCTCGCTGGACTCTTGCTTTTGTTCGTCTACATTTGTAGGTTCAGCTACAGGTGTATTTTTTACTTCTGTTTCTTCTACAGGAGTAATTTCTTCTTTTGGTTTAGATAAATCTACTTTAATAGTTTCATCTTGTTTGCTTAATTGTTTAGGTTTTTTAAGTTTTACCTTAAAAGTACCTTCTTCTAGTGTTTCTTCTGACATAATATAATATAATAAAAATTAATAAAAATAATTTACTGTGGCATAAATTGTTCTAATCCCATGCCTGTAGGATCTTCATTTTCAAAATCAATAGGTAAAGTATCATTTTGCCTTTGTTCTATTAATTGAGATTGTTGAGTGGCTTGTAATTTTGTTCGTTTATCTTTACGATCTTCAATTTCAGCTTCTTTTTTTTGTGTTTGTTTCCACATCCATTTGCTTAAGCTTCATATTGTATTCAAACTCTTGAGCCATTAATTGTAACTTAAGTTGATTCTCCGTTTGCATTCTTTGTATTTCAAACTGAGATTTAGATTGTTCTATTTGTGTTTCTGTTTGAGCTAAAGCTTCGGCTTTTTGAACATCATTCATAGCCGCTTGCTCTGATGCTTTAGAGTTAGATTCTGCTTGAGCCTCTATATTAGCCATTTGAGCTTGTTGATCAGCTTGTTGTTTCTTAACTCTCTTGTATTTTAAAACTTGATTAGCTAAAGTTAAGTTTCTTATTTCTCTAATATCAATAGCGTCTTCAAGGTATATTTGGTTTTGCTGCAAAGCCATTTGTATGTTTTGCTCTAACATTGCTTTTTCCTCTTCTTCAGGCTCTAACTCCATGTATATACCAAAATCATACAGATGTAAATCATCAATTTCATGTAAAGTTGCTACATTAAACTTACCTATACTAGCTTTTAAAGCATTATTAGTTAAATCAAAGTCTAGCATATCAGCTATTCTTAGTGATATGTTTTCACAAGTTCTAAGAGTTAAATACAAACTACTGTTTAATATATGTTTAGTTGCTACATTTGAAGCGTTAGCTGCCATTTTTTGTAAACCAACTAATGAATTTTTATCTGGTGCAGTACCATCTCTAGCCTCGTTTAATCCCGTTACATCTCTTATCATTTGTAAATAATACTGATAAGTATTAATTAATGATTGTATTTTACCATTAGCACTAGACGTTTGTAATTCTTGTATTGGTACTTTACCTCTGTTAGGATCACCATCTTGTGTTAATGATCTACCAACTATACTACCAGTTTGGAAGTACATGTTTAATGCCTCTTGCGGATTATAATTTGTTCCATTACCTAAATCAACCTCTGCTAAACCATCTACATCTACAAACACACCGTCTGGAACCATTCTAGCAATAACCTGTTGTAGTTTAAGCGATGTAAGCTGTATCATGTCAGCAAAACCAGTTATGCGTCCTACAAGTGAATCTATACGACCTTGATACATATGAGGTGCTACAATGTTGTAGTTCATATTAACCTTAGTTAAATCACTTTTAGGTCTTGTCATGTTTTCTGACATTTCCCATTTAAGCATTTGCTCTACACCCATGACTTTAGCACCTGTAAATAATACTTCTATCGTTCTAGATACTCTATCAAAGTTATCGCTTTCTGGTGGATTAAATGTATCAGGTTTTTCTAATACTTTTTCTAAACCATTATCAGTGTTTTTAACTTTAAACACTTGGTCTATATAAGATTTATATTCAAAATATATAACTTGAACTAAATCACTATCATTATTACGGTTACGATTGTAACCTTCTCTACCAGGATATTTCTGTATAGTTTCAAGTTCTTGATTAGTTAAGCTAGGAAATTCTTTTTTTAATTCAGGTAATGTTATAGATTTTATTTCACCTACATAATATAGATCTTGAAAATTAGGATCATTAGTATATGAATAAACTAAATTAGAAGGGTTTACATAGTCTATTGTAACGCCTTCGGCTTTATTAAAACTAGTTTTTACAGCTCCTATACCTACTGTAACTATATCTTCTATTACTCTTTTGTTAATTAAATTGTATTTGTTAAAATCTAATACATTATTAATAACCTCTTCTTCAGCAATTTCTACAGATTGTTTATAGTTTAACTGCATGTGTACTTCTAACTCTTCTTTTGACTCAGGTAAATTAGCTGGATCAACTACATTGTAAACATCTACACCTAAACTCTGTTGTATATTATCTAATAAAGGCTTAGATAACATATCTCTTAATATTGACGAAGCATAGTTAGTTCTTTCTTTTTGTGAAAACGGATCTTGTGCGTAAGCTTTTATATCGTAATTCTTAGATGATATACCATTTACAACTATGTCTACAAACTTAGGTATTATAGGCACTGGCTTCCAGTCTAAATTTAAATAAGACAAATCACCATTTATAGATAATTCATCTTTATATTTTTGCACAGGTTGTTCACCTCTTGCATATAATCTTAATCTATTAAAGTTTTGAAAACCTTTTTGCCATCTTGTTCCGTTAACTCTACCTCCTCTAAACCACTCATATTCAATAGCTTGCCCTACTTGCAAACCATATTCCAAACTAAGCTTTTCCGCGAGAGGTACCACCTGACTTGGAAAGGAACTATTAGTACTAGTATTAATCATCTAATTAATTATTTTTGATTTATAACCTTTGTTATCATACTTTGAAAAATTTAAATTAACTTTTTCTTTTATGGTTTCAGCTATAGGTCTATATTTATTTTTATTACAAGCCATAATCGCTAAACCAGAACTAATTGAAGCATCGTGTTTAGTTCTGTTGTTTATATTAAACGCGGCCCAATCTTCTAAAGTTCTTTGAAAATACATTGTTCCATACTGTTCATTGTTGTAACCAACAAACATTTCGATGTAAGATTCAATAGCAGCAGCGTGTGCTTGTTTTATATCTTCACTTGAATTAGGTATACCACCTATTTCTCTCTCTGTTACAGATAATTTATGCGTTGTTTTATCTGGTCTGTTCATAGAATAACCTCTGTAACCTCTTCTTTTTAAATGATATAATAATCTAGGTTTATTATTCTCTGCAAGTATTGGCATACCATAAAAATGCAAAGCCATAAGTACATCTTCAAAAAATGTTTCAGCAGTTTGTGGCCTAGCTATATATTCTAAAAAAAATAAGTTAGGTGGACATACATCCATTGTAAACTTAGTTAAACCATGCAACGAACCTTTAGAACCTCTTCCATCAACAGTTCCGGATATATCGTAACTGTCACACCCAAAAGCTCCCATATGTTCATTAGCGGGATATTTTAAACCATTTTTAACTATAAATCTATTTTGCTGAGATACGTCAGGAACCCAAGAAACATAAAATCTACCTTGTTTACTTGGAATAAACTGTACGCTTGTATCTTTAATCCCACCTTCCCACATAAAATTACCCTGAGTTACTACTCCAGATAGTTTTAAATCTTCATTGTAATCTATTTGTTCGTATATTTTAGTTAGATTAAATAGTGATTGTTGTGTTTCGTCTCTGAATGCATGTTTCTCTGTACGCGGAAACTGTCTATATAATTCATTAAGTGCATCAGGATCATTCTTAAGACCATCTACTTCATTTTCCCAGTGCTCGATAACACCGATTTCAATGGGGAAACCATCTGGCCCTTTTTTAGGTTCTTCCGGTGTCTCAAAGACAGGTAATCCATAAGAATCAATGTATCCTTCGTAATTCCACTCCATAGGAATGAACAGGCTATATAATCCCGAGCTAGTCTGCCCGTTGCGGTTTCTTCTGGTAACGTCTGAGTCATCATATAATTTTTTATAATTTCTACCTCCTTTATCTAAAGCATTTGACGTTGAACCCATCATACACTTACCTATAATTCTAGAACCTAATCGT